ACCTACTGTTATTGGATAAGATGTTACTGTAGCTGTTAGTGCTGCAGGGCCATTTCTTGGACTTGCAGGATAAGAAGTAATATCAGGAGAAGCATAAAATCTTACACCACCAGCTCCACCACCTCCACCATAACCAGCTCCACCTCCTGCTACAACTAAATAATCTAAATTATTAGGACCACCTGACGGAACTGTTGGTAAATTACCTAATTGTGTGACTTGAAATGTTCCAGGGCCGGTAAATGTATGAATTTTATAATCTCCAGAAGTAGTAATTGTACCACCTGTTGCTGTTAAAAATAAAGGATTTCCTTCTTGAGATGTATCATCTGATTCATTTACAACTAACCATCCTTTAGTTCCATCAACATAAACAAAAGTTTTAGAATCACCATTTGTACTATAAGTCACTGGAAGAGTTCCAGATACTCCTCCAATAGGAGATCCATTGCCATCAACTTTAAAATTATTAGTTGCAAATGTATAAGCATAATCTTTAAATGAAACAATATTACCAGCTGAAGGAGAAGATGGTAAATTCATTGTAATTTCACCTGATGTGGTATTAACAAAATAACCTTCGCCATTCGCTGCTGTAAAATTAGCTGTTTTAATACTTCCTGTTTGCCAATCTACTGTACCAGTTCTACCGAATCCTGTTTGCGTTCCATTATTTGTAATGGTTGCTCCAGAGGGAATAGTTATAGTATCACCAGAAGCACCTAGTGTTAAGGTATTTCCGCATTGTGGTTCGACTGTATTTACTTCTATCTTAGACAATGACTAATACTCCTGTAACTGTGATTGTGCCAGGTATTGTAATAGGTCCTGCTAGTACACCGTTTTCAATTGTTTGTGTACCGTCAATAGTACCTGCTTGGTTTGGTATAAATTCATTTGGAGCCGTTCCGCCTCCGATGTATTGGATTCCATTTACTATTGCTGTCATAATTCCTCCTACGAACTAATTGTGTCAATAAATGATGTAACAATATCTAAAGACGAAGCAGTATCGCTTTGTGCTTTAAGTACATCACCATTTGCTAAAACAATTTTTGCACCACCTTGGATTAGTTCGATTGCAGAGTTTGGTGGAACACTCACATTTTTTGCAATGAAGTGATCATTTCCGCCATTTACAATCTGACAACTAGCCAAAACAGTTCCAGTGGTAGTGTTACAGATTCTAATACCTATAACAGCATCAAAGTCCCCAGCAGTAATTAAAGTTACTGGAGATGTACCAACATTTCTTTGTAAATTGTTTCTAAAATCTTGTGCCATATTTTATTCCTTTATAACGCAACAGCCATTGCAAGTGCAAAACCTGCTGAAGCTGCTCCTACTGGTGTACCTGTTGCGTCCAGATAAACCGATTTACTTGCTGGTAAAGTACAGAATACATCTTTGGTACCACTAGTAAAGTTAACAGCCGCATCTCCATTTGAAGAAGAGATAACTGTAGTTCTAGTTAAGTTTGCACTTGTACCATCTAAAGTTCCAAGTCCAACTTCAAACTCACTTGTACCTTGATTAAAGATACAATAGTAAGTCGTGTTATTATTACCTATACCTTGTGCAAAAGTTTCAAAACCAGTCGCTGCTGCTCCAAGTGCCATCGCACCTGTACCAGTAGTTGTGCTTGTTACTTTTACTCTGTCGTTTATTACCAACGCCATAAATTTTCTCCTTAACTCATACTAATAATTGCATTAGCTGGTGTAGCAGGATCAGGAAACGTAATAGTAAAAGTACCATTCGTTGCTGTCTTGTTACCGCCAAAATCTAAAACCACTACTAGTCTATTTGCTGTACTATCAACCGTATCCGAATTGTATATCGCTGCAAAAGCTGCAGTGAAAGATGCACTACTATAACTAACATTATCAAAGTCAACTGAAGCAACTGCTGTGCTCGAAGCAACTCCAAGATTTGTTAATGTTTTAACAGAATAGTTAGTTCCACCTGTTGTATCGACTTCACCATTACCAGTTCCTAATAAAGCAACTGTTGATGAAGTTGTATATGGATTAGTTGTATACAAAGAAATTTTAAAAGTGTTTCCTCCAGAAGCTTGAAAGTCGTGTTGACCAGAGAAGAGAGCACCTCTAAAACTAAACGGTATTATATTTGCCATATTGTTTTATCTCCTATTTATAACTTGATGGTGGTTTGACGTTAAGTTGAGCGCGAACTTCACCATCTTGATATTCGTCTCTGCGTCTTTGACCGATTTGCTCGATCGCGTACGATTCTATTGCCTCATTATATTGGCTTTGATAGTATTGTAACATATCTGTCGGACCTTTCAAGTATCCATATGCATTTACCAGACATGCGTACAAAAGTAAATCTTGATATTTATTTGATAAATAAGTTCCAGCTGTGGCTGGAGCGGGGGTAGAAGTTGTGTCTGTAATAGTCTCTGGCTCTTTGTCATAAGCTAGTGTAATTTCATAGGTTTTATCAGGTGTTGGGGCCAATACCCAAAATTCTTCATCCCAGTTTGCATAATATTTAGGTATATCTACAGCTGCAGTTCCAGGAGTGGAATAGTATTCTGCAATAAAACTAGTATCTCTTTGTTCTAAATAATATTGATTTCCATCTTGATCTTTAAATTGAACATATCGAATTGCTCTTAAATCATCTGGTATAGTTACGTATCTGTTACCAACGATGGCATTTGATGTTGCATAAAATACACTTTGGTCTGTATCAATTGCTCTATATATTTTATTTTCTGCATTTTTGATTATAGTATCTAAAACTGAATCCGATAATACAGAACTACTAACTTCGGTGTAATTTCTAATATCAGTTCTTAAATTATCTAAAGTGTATGCCATTATCCGTTTACTACCTCTAATGTTACTGGTCCTGCTGAACAGTTTTCTCCACCACCTGATATACCACCTGATGTAGCATTACTAGTGCTTGTTATATAAAAATAATTAATTGGTTGTGTTAAAGAATCTGTTGTTGTAGCTCCTGTAACATTGCCTGCAGAATCTATTTGTCCTAACGCAATTGTAAATCCAGTTGAATTGTTTAGATCGCTTATATTATCAAATGTAGGAATAGTTGCAAATTGTTGTAAGTTTTTTAAATCATCGGGATTAGCACCACCGGGTCCAGATGCTGTTACAACAGGTGGTCCTCTAAATCTTACAACATCTCCTGCACTTCTTTGATGAACAAAAAAAAAAACATTTACATAAGTTGTGCCACCATAAATTACAGATGTAAAAGGATTGTTATCTAAAAGTATTAAACTTGTTTTAGATGCAGGTTGTGGTCTTGGATTAAATAAAGCTTGTGGATCAGAACCAACTGGTTTTGGTTCTAACTGTGGTTGCTTTGGTTCATATTCAGAAATGTGAACAAGTGATCCGTTCCACTCTCTAACCATTTCAGGATATGGAAAAGCCATTCCTGATCTATCAGAAATTGCTAATGCTCTTTTACCTGATGCATACTTACCCATTATACTCCATCTCCATAAAATGTTTGTGGTGAAATGAAAGTAGAAGTGCCTTGATTATCTGCATCAAGTGCTCTTAATAATTCACTTTCATATCTTCGTTCTAGTTCTTGACTTCTATCTGGTGAATATTTTTGACTTAAATAATATGCAAGACCAGACATCATGCAAGGATAAAATCTGTTTACTATATCTGATGTATTATTGTATGCACCAGCGTCTTGAATTTTTGCTAAATAATAAAAACAAAATTGAAAATTACTTGGTGTTGTAGAATCAGATACACTTGAACTTGGTGTTGTATATAAAAAAATACTTGGATTAATTTTTCTTTCTACATAATATTGTGATGGTGTGCCTTTAGCTAGTTTGTTTGGTGTAGCTGAATATGCAGATCTATCTATTTTTGTAAGTGCAATATCTTGTGGTGCTGTAGCATCAGAATTATTTCTGTAATAAGCTTCTAATACTGTATCCAAATCTTGTGGAAAGTTTTCTGAATCAGATGCAAAACTATATTCTGCTTGTCCTTCTACTAGAGGTACTTTTGCAAGTTTTACTTTCCAAAGATGAACACCTCTATTTGCCCATTCTTGAAACATAATATTTAAAGAACGTCTTGCTGATCTTAACTGATATCCAGTTCTTGTGCCTTGAACTCCAGTTCTTTCAAAAGCTTCTTCTATGATATCGTCTATTTGTGGATTAAATTCTGTTTCTTCTGATGTAGGAGAAATGGTTTGAGCAGTATTACCCATACCACTATGAACAGTACAATAATAAAATAATAATGGAGCGCCAGTAGTTCTAACTGGTGCAACATCAAAAGTTAATTTACCTGTTGATCCTGCACTTCCGGTATAAGTTATACCTGTAGTATAAGCAGTTCCTGCAGGTGTTGCGTGAATTCCGTTATCTGTAGTTGAAAAAGCTATTTGATGACCTGTATTGGTACTATCAGTTTGATCAAAAATATAAGTATTACCCTCTTGTAAATACAAGACAACATTAGCCTCTCCGTTAATATAATATTTATTACCGGTACCGTATTTGTTAGTCCCCGTTGCTACGGTTACTTTGTAAGTTATTGTAGCCACAATTTTACTCCTACGTAAATGTTATAGTAACACTTGGTGTAGCTGTTAAATCTAAATAAATTCCTTCTTCAAATAGAATTCCAGAACCAGGAACGTAAAAGTCTATTCCTTCAGTTCCAAATTCAAACGTAGCTATTGCAGTTCCACCAGATCCACCAGATTTAAAAATTATTTTAGATCCAGCAGCTCCTTCGGCTTGTATACCTGTAAGTCTAGCTCTTTGTCCTGTAGGAACCATTTGTGCGTCTGCTGTAGCGTTGGCTACCTGTTGATCACTTGAATATGATGCCATTGTTTCTCCTTAAATTATGTGTGGGCCGAAGCCCACACTAAATTAATTATTAGCTTAAGTTTCTGTTTTGTAAATACAATACAGTAGCTGTAGCTGCACCAGCTGATGCTGCAGTTCCAGTTTGATTATAAGTTGCTACGACTTGAACGTCTGAAGAACCTACATCAATTAAATTTCCAATTTGAGAAACATCTGAAGTAGCAAGAACTCTACCTTGAGCTCCAGCTGCTAATGCGTCTGCAAATTGATCTGCAGTTGTACCATCACCAAAATCAATAGTATTAGTTGTACCTGCATTGAAAGCAGTTGTAACATCTAAAGTGATTTGAAAGATTTGACTGTTTGCCGGTAAAGTTGCAATAGTTGTTGTTGTACCATCAGCTGCAAAAGTTATATTTGCTGATTGAGCCATTAACACAAAACCAACGTTTGCTATATCATCACCAACAGTTGTACCAGTTGTATTTGAAATCGTTCCCGCTTTAATCGGTCCCGAAAATGTAGTATTTGCCATAATTATATCCTCCTAGTTTTCCGAATACTG